AGGTCCTTGGAGTTGAAGTGGGAACAGGAGCATATTGACAATAATAAATATACTCTTGAGATGGTCAGAATTGATGACAAAGTTAAACAAGTCATTACTGAGATCAAGCTTGAAGAAGCTGCTATTGCACATAGACAAAACACTGTTGAAGGTGCAGCTCCACAAGTTTCTGTAGCTACTTAATAAAAAAGCTACATCGTTGGAAAATTCATTCCACATTACAGGCTCTCTTGCACTCTACTAAAAACTAGTATATAATTTTATCACTATACATAAATAATAAAGATTAAATGTAGACGCGTATAGTCGACAACCCTAGGGACTACATTTAAGATATCTAGGAGGATATTAATATGGCAAACACTACATTTTCGGGACCAGTACGATCGGAAAACGGTTTTGAACAAATAACAAAAAATAGCACAACAGGTGCTGTTACGGTTGAAGCAACTTATGATGCTAGACCAAACTTTAGACAAACAATAGACAACTCGACTTTAAATACGGGTGCTG